GGTGTAGAGCGTTTTAAGCTCCCTAACCCCGGCGTCATCAATGTCAGCTAGTTCAGCACGAATGAAATTAGCGATATCAGCGGCCAGCAGGTCAATATCGGCACGCGACATATCAGGGAGTCGGTTGTATCTGGCGACCATATTGACCATGCGTGACGCCAGATATTGCATGATTTCAGTATCGAAATGACAACCGAAAACAGCGGCTGATACCTTACTGTCGATACCCACGCACTCGTATTTTTTTGCGACCAGTTCAAGACGTGGCAATGCCTTTTTGCAAAAGCTGATTAAAAAGGCATTGGCTCGTTGACTGCCCTGATTTTGCTCCAGCACCGCAGCGGTGCGATAAACATCAAAACGCACGCATTCTGGCTGCAGTGAAAGCACCTTTCGCGCATGCAGTAAAGCCGCGAACATACGGTCGCGGCGATGCTGTTGGTCATAGGTAAGGTATGGGCTGGCTATTGCCGACCGTGGATTATTCCACGGATAAGCGAATTGAACCGCCAATTCATACCCCCCGATAATGTTTATATTTCAGTTCTGAGATTTCCTGACAGGTCACACAAAAGACCACGCCCGGAATCGCCATGCGGCGAGCTTCCGGGATTGGTGCGTCACATTCTTCGCAGAGAAAACGGGAAGGCGCAGCGATACGGCTGCGCGCGTTGCTGATGTGGCGCTCGCGGTCTTCCTGCTCACGCTGTTGTGCTAAATCCATTGCGTCGGCCATTAATGCAGCTCCTGTGATTCATTCTCAAAGCGGGTGGCTTCACGGCGCAGCAGTTCGGCGGCTTCGATGCCGCTCATACCCGCTTTGGTGATATGGATAGCCAGCGCCTCAAGACGAATGGAAACGGCGAGAGCGCGGTCTTTACGCTCTTCTTTTTTGGCATCGGTCAGCATTACGGCCAGTGCATCGCTATCGGTGTGAAAACTGCAGATTTCGGTATTACGCATAATTGACTCTCCTGATTTCGGGCAATAAGAAGCCCGGCGGGTTTACGCCGTTAAATTTCTGTTTGGATTAATTCGGCATGGTTAGCCGTTTTGGAAATAAGCTCACCACTGCACGAAAATGATTCATCGCTGTAATCAATGCTTTTTTCTCGTCAGTAGTCAGCTCACTTAATTCGAGCTCATGACGAGCCGCCGGTATTTTTGCCAGAAAGAAAATAGCGGCCAGCGCCCGAGTATTTTCTTCAAATTGTGGATCGCGTTTATCGCGCATATCATCGACAAAACGTTCAACCTCTTTCCAGCTATCACCCCAATATCTCGCGCGCAATTCAGCCACATGATTGTGACCGGCCAGACGTTGACCCGCTTTTAGCGGAACAGTCGCGGATACAGCTTCGATAGCCATGATTCCCCCTGCTTTTGAGTAGAGAGGCCAGCCAGTAAATCAGCCTGTGAGCGGCTCGGATGCCAGCGCTTGCCGTCCTTACCTGCGATCCAGCCGTGGCCGTAGTGCATGCCGGGGCTTTGCTTAACGAGCAGAGACGCGAATGACGGTTCATTATTCAGCATGAGCACCTCAAATTAGACCGAACGATGCGCCAATACCGCTCATGGTATCGACCACGCTCGTCATCGCCGGATTAGTCTGTAGACGTGCATGCAGCGCCAGTGCCGATAAAGACAACATGCGAATACCAGAGTTAACGCTTTCAATCATGGTGTGTTTACGCGCAGAGGTCAGACGCTCCTCAGATACTGCACCGTTCGCAAGCTCGCCGAGCTCACGCATTGCGCGCATGACATAAGACTGCAATTTATCTTTTGCCAGCTCGTTAACCGGCACGCATGGCAGACAGTGAATCTGCGCCAGAAAACCATCAACTAGGGTTGAGTCTTCGGTCAGGTCTGTCAGCAGCCACAACTCCGGCGGGGTGAGCTGGTGAGGCTGTTCCGGGTTGAGTTTGTTACGTAACGTCTGAACATTCATTCCCGCACGTTCGGCCAGCTTCGCCATGTTGTGACGCAGTGCAAAAGCCCGGCAAGCTTCGTCATAATGGGGATGTTTAGAAACCTGAAAATCAAACATGTCTCATCCTTATAATTCACTTAAAGTGAACTAAGCACCAATGACGAGCTGAAAACGGGAATGACCCAACGCTTTACGCATTTGCTCTTCTTTCCAGCGTGCGTAATAGATACGAATCGGGCCACCCGCTTTTTTGCAGCCTTTACGGATCACGCGTTGTTCGATTGGTACGCGAGGGTTGTCGCCGGTTGTCCAACGATATGCGGTACGCTCAGAGACACCCTCTAACTCTGCAAACTGCTGCAGGCTGACAATAGGTGCGGGGATTTTGATGATTGCGATTTCAGAAGCCATATAGCATGATCCCTAAATTGATAGTTTCTTGACAGTGTGCGCATAGTTTTTGCCGACGTTTGCAACTCACTGCCACCATTCATAGCGATACTAATATTAATTTTGGTATCGAGCAACATAGGAATGCCAATTTTAATGATTGATGCCAATTTTAATAACGAGGAGTTACTAAATAGAATTTGCGAGGTCTACGGATTTACTCAAAAAATTCAACTCGCTAATCACTTCAAGATTGCCGCCAGTTCCTTACAGAATCGCTATACGCGAGGCAACATGTCGTATGATTTTGCGGTGCATTGCGCCCTTGAAACCGGCGTTAGCCTTAAATGGCTAATGACTGGTGAGGGAGATAAAAACCTATCAGATGATGAGCCTCAGCACTCCGTAGAGCTTCCTCTATTCGAATTGAGTGAAGGTGAGACTACCAATATTGGTAGCCTTTCGTTAGACCTGAAGCTTTTTACTAAACCACTAAAAAAAGGGATTTCAGTCAAAAGTGATAACCGCACATACGTAATTGAGAAAGAGTCCTCTTTATCTGATGGTCTTTGGTTAGTTGATATTGAAGGAGCAGCCAGCTTACGTGAACTAACTATTCTTCCCGGTAAAAAATTACATGTAGCCGGTGGAAAAGTGCCGTTCGAATGCGGAATTGATGAGATAAAAACAATTGGTCGTGTGGTGGGTGTTTACAGCGAGGTTAATTGATGACTGTCCGTAAAAATCCTGCCGGCGGGTGGATTTGCGAGCTTTATCCGAACGGGGCAAAAGGCAAACGCATCAGAAAGAAATTCGCCACCAAAGGCGAGGCGCTGGCGTTCGAACAGTACACAGTTCAAAACCCGTGGCAGGAAGAAAAGGAAGACAGACGCACTTTAAAAGACCTAATTGACTCATGGTATAGCGCTCACGGTATTACCCTGAAAGACGGTCTCAAGCGCCAGTTAGCAATGCATCATGCTTTTGAGTGTATGGGTGAACCGCTTGCACGCGATTTCGATGCACAGATGTTTTCCCGCTACCGGGAAAAGAGGCTAAAGGGTGAATATGCCCGTTCAAAAAGAGTTAAAGAAGTATCGCCCCGCACGCTTAATCTTGAGTTAGCCTACTTTCGCGCAGTATTCAATGAGCTAAATCGCCTCGGTGAATGGAAAGGGGAAAATCCGCTAAAAAATATGCGCCCGTTCCGCACAGAAGAAATGGAAATGGCCTGGCTAACCCACGATCAGATTTCTTTACTTCTCGGAGAGTGCAAACGTCACGACCACCCTGATTTAGAAACCGTGGTAAAAATCTGTCTCGCTACTGGCGCACGTTGGTCAGAGGCCGAAAACCTGAGAAAAAGCCAACTCACTGAATACAAAGTCACATATATAAACACTAAAGGCAGAAAAAACCGCACCGTTCCAATCAGCAAAGAGCTCTACGAGTCCCTGCCTCATGATAAAAAAGGTCGGTTGTTCAGTGATTGTTATGGCGCGTTCCGGTCTGCACTCGAAAGAACAGGAATCGGATTACCTGCAGGACAACTTACCCATGTTTTACGCCACACCTTCGCCAGCCACTTTATGATGAATGGTGGTAATATTCTGGTCTTGCAACGCGTGCTGGGCCATACCGACATCAAAATGACGATGAGATATGCACATTTTGCACCAGATCATTTAGAAGACGCGGTGAAGCTGAACCCACTATCTCAAGTTATAATAGTTAAAAAATAG